ACCGGTGAAGATGTCATAAGTTGCGCCGCTATAAGTGGCCCGGATATTTATACGCTTCCATGGTTTAATATTAGGGTAGTAAGCCCCGCCGGTATTACTGGGCCAGTAATTACCGCTTGAATTGGTAAGTATAATAGTGGCTACACCGCACTCAATGCGGTCTAGTTGTTTCTGCCTGCCTCGCCTGGTGGAGAATGAAATAGCATCAGCCGTAACATCCGTCCAAGTGGGTATTTCGGCGAAGGGTTCGCTATCAAAGGCAATTCTTACTTGTAATGTGGGTAATATCATATCAAGCCAACCCTAGATTAGCGTTTCGTGATTTATCTTGTAGCAGGGCAGAGCGGATACTCTGGGCGAGGTCGTATTCAGACATAACCGAACCCTGAACAGTAACGTTTACAGTAGTGCCAAATCCTTGTCCGAGAGGGGTTATCGCTTCAGGGCCAGCTTCTCCCACCATGGCCAGCGTAGGTTTAGTTACGATGCCGCCATCCGCAAACCCAGGTATATCTTCTGTATTAGCTTCTACAACCTTATTCATGCCAAAGATAATGGCACCTGCCGCTGCCACTCCAACTAACGCCTTCACAAGACCAACACCTGTCAAGGCTTGGAGGAACACCATGGCGGCGTTTATTTCCATGATGGCAACTTTGATACTTTTGAAAGCCCTAACTACCTGCGGAATTATCAGGAGCAACCCACCAACACCTATAAATGCCAACCCAAATTTCACAAATGCTTCTGTGGCTTCAGGATGTTCTGATAACCACGCAATAGCTGGTTTTAATTGCTCAGTTAAACTATTTGCCAGATTGATAACTGCCGGGGCCAGTGCTTCGCCTATTTGAACTTTCATACCGTCAAAAGTAGTCTTCAACTTCTCAATTGAGTCTCCAAGTTCAGCAGCCTTGTTGGCACTGACGTCATCCATTGTAACGCCGAGGTCATTTGCTTCTTGCCTCAGGCCTGCTAATGCTGCCGAGCCGTCAGCAAACATAGGCAACAAGTCCGTCCCGCTTTTGCCAAATAAATCAAATGCCAGTGATGCCCTTTGTCCCGCATCATCTACATCTGCCAAAGCATAAGACAGTTTCAAGAACTGGTCTTCTTGGTTCAATCCTTGGAGGTCTGTTAGTTTTAATCCCAGCTTATCCAGCGTATCGGTTGCGAGTGCAGACCCTTCAGTAGCATCTGCCATGAACATTTGCATACGCTTAACGCTGGTTTCAAGGTCTTCAATACTGCTTCCTGACATCTGTGCGGCGTACTTCAGCTCTGATAATGCCTGTGCACTAATGCCTGTTCGGGTAGCCATTTTTGACAGTGCATCACCGGTTTCCGCATAGGATTTAACGGCAGCTATACCTAAACCAGTTATAGCCGTTCCAATCGCCATTAGACCTATTCCGGCTTTTTTGGCACCTTCGGATAGTTTCTGCAGTTTTACCTGAGCAGAGGAAAGGCCTGCTTCCATGTCCTTGGTATCTGCACCTATTTTAATAACCAAATCGGCAATAGACTTAGCCATAATTACCTCACTTCAGGACTTCAGCAATGGCCTCATTTAGCCGTTCTATGTCCTGATATTCCACCATTCGCCCAATGCTATCGGGAGTCATATCCGGGTGATTATCCCTAATCAGTATCCAGAGGATTTTCTTTAGGGTGGATATAGGCCTGTCCTGCAAGGCCGTCACCATTGCACTGGTAGAACCAAACTCACGCTCTATATCTTCAAGCACATTCAGGTTCAGGGGGGAGAGTGTAAAAAGGGTTTCCCCTAGTTGTATCTTCCTCAGTTTGGGGTCTTGGTTTAGAGACATTTGTTTTCCTTTCAGGTTGTTTACCAATAAAATCAGATGGTTTGTATTTGCGTTTGTCTGAACTGCATATTGCCGATAGGATTAAGGCAACGTTGTATGACTGTTGGTAGGTGGCCATACGTTCCTGATAATCGGTTTCGGCTATGAGAATGTTTAAGTCTTTGACAGGCATAGTGCGTACCAGATTGCGGGTATATTCCAGCGGCCACTTGTAAACTCTCATCAGGTAGACAATTGTCTCATCTAGGTTACGCATTACAAAGAGGCAACCTCAACACTCCCGGTCCCCTGGAAGTCGTACGAATAAGTCACCAGAGCATCAAGGCTTGAGGTCACATGTGCGCCGCTTATATATGCGTTTCCTATCCATGCCTGACCAGTGGTAGCGCTTTCTGCGAGGGCTAATATTACTTCAGACCCGATACCCAGAGGGGCACCATACTTATACCCTTCAAATGAGCCTCCCCATTGAGTACTACCGGGAGAGAATGTTCTGGCACCGGCATCTATAAACGATGTGCTGTCCAGAATATCCACCGTATAGTCCAACTGCCATGACTTAATGCCAGCGATAGCCTTCAGGGCTTCAATATCGTCAATCCAGAGGTTGAAAGCACCTTTATCAACTACTTGCTTCAGCCCGACTGAGATGACCGCAGTTAAACTGCTAGCGTCTCCTAAGTCCAGCAATACACGTGTCCACGTGTTAGCACTTAAAGCGGGGAGATTAAGTGATTTCAAAACACTGGCACACTGGGCGGTATCATCCAGTAAGAGCTGAACATCGCCGGCATCTAGTGCCACGCTGGATTTCACCCATGCGTATATTTTCTTGTAGGCCGAGAGGTCTTTGCTAGCGATGTCATTGGCAGCAATAATGTCACCTGCACCCAGACCGGCTGCACAAGCGAACTTGGCACTGTAAGCCCCCACTTTAACGTCTGTGCTATCTGCTGAAGCGGTAACATCACCATCAACCAGCTCGTCCCAAGCTGCCTCGCAGTTCTCAATTAGTAAGGCGGATGTAAATACCCCGCCTAATTTACCCGATACAACACTCATTTTTTAACTCCTTAAGCTGTAGGTACAGTAAGTGCCCCGGTGCCTTGATAATCGTATGAATAGGCCGTCAGCCCATCTATACTATTTGCGGGGTGGATACCAGTTACAATTGCTTGTCCTGTCCACTGCTGAGTCGCAGTCTGGCTTTCCTTGAGTACCAAAGACACTTCAGAACCAATGGTTAGAGGTGCACCCTTTTTGTAGCCTTCAAAACTGCCAGACCAACTGGAACATCCTGCCGCAAAGGTACGTACACCCACATCTTCAAAATCTGTGCTATCCAGCACTTCAGACGTGTAATCCAGTTGCCATGATTTAATACCGGCTACTGTGGCACCACCCACAGTTACCTCGCCGGCTTTACCGCTTAAAACTGCCATGTAATCCTCCTATTATTCCCATACTTCAATTTCAAATTCTGTTCCCAGATAAACATGTCCACCCATGCTAAACGTCCCTTGACCAGAGTTTCTTATGACTCTTGTTGTATCGCATTTACCACCAAGGGTAACGTCACTATCAACGGCCGCTTTAACCGAGTTATCGCCTGTGTTTTCCACGAAGTCCAGCAGAGCGTTAAGCCCGCTTGGCTGGTCTGCGGTTTGGGTACAGATTTTTACCTTGAAGCGATGTAGTTGCATATTGGTAGCACCCATCGTCTGGTCATATTCTGTACCGGTGTGGAATATTAGGGCAGTCGGAAAGCTATTAACTGATTGGGGTATTTCGGAGCAAGAAAAAACCGCCTTGAGAGCGGTTATGGTTTGTAGCCTTGTCTTGAGGCCATTCCCTATTATTTCTACACTCATTTTGGCCACCTATCCGACATGATTTTCCCCAATTCATCGCTGAATTTGTCTATGTCTTCTTGCGAGTTATTAACTGTGAAAGTGAACATACCCTCACCGAGTACCCTAGTGCTACCTTCCATATGGCGGGCTTCCATTTTTGACGTACCATATTCAACGAATGGGGCATATTCAATATTTGTGCCTATTTCAGCTGATAGGTCAGACATCCGCGTTGCTATTGATGCTCTCAGTCGTCCTGTGTCAACCACAGTTGCTTTCTTGGATCGGTTTGCCATTTTGATTGCTAGTTTAGACAGCTCTTTGTTTACATTAGATAAGATATCTTTGTTAGTGAGTGCCTTAATAATTTCTTCAGCACCAAGTACCTGGACATTGATGGCCATTAAAAATACCTCTGCTTGCGATAGGCTTGAACTATCAAATGTATGTCTGGGTCAAGCCCCTTGTAGTAATGCACTTCGCCTAATTCAGGCACTCCCACTACATCAGCGAAGGCGGTCTCTTTACGTTTATACCAGCGTTGTACTTGTATTATGCTGGCCCTGCGTATTGGCCCTGGTACAGTAGAGGCATAACCCCAGGTTCCTGTGATAGAAACTCCGCTTGGAATACCAGAGGCAAAACTGGAATAGTTTCCATTAGGATTTATTCTAATGGACTCCTTGGGTGTGCTGTTAAGGGGGTAAAGAATATAATCGCTTGTGGTTAAAGTGGCCTCGTAAACTCCGTCTCCGTTTGTGTCCAGTTTGAGACTGGTGAGCGTAATCAAATCTGGAATACATAATGGGCTGGCGGTTCCGTCGAAGTACTTTGTAGTGGTAACGCTGTCAAAACTTCGGTTACAGAACTTATCTATGAGGTCTTTAGTTTGCCCTATTAATGCTTGGAGTATATCGTCTGACTCGCCACCTGGAATATTAAGTTCTCTTTTAACTTCTTCAAGAGTGCAATAATCTGTCATATTAGCCACTCTCCACTACAGTAATGCTGAAATTGCCGGTGCTTTCCCGTACAGTTGTTACTCCACCTGATACTATTGTTAATTCCAGTTCGGCATGGTAAGTACCCGTAAGAGCAAAGTCTGTTCCGGTCAACGTATAGGTAACAACACCATTTTCAGCATCGCTTATTGTGCAAGCCCCGGTTACAAGCAAGGTCGTAGGTGCGCCAGGCTTCCAGACTTTCAAATTAATTGCATACCCGGTCAGATTTTTTGCTACACCTGTAGAATCATGGACAGTAAATTGCAGGGTATAACCTTTATCACTGTTCGGTATTGTTAAGGTAGCCATAAATCAGCCTCCCTTATGCACCATCATCAGCAGCAGTGACTGTGTAGGTCAGGTTAATTACGTCATCGTCTACCACAGAACGCCCGGAGGCAAATTTGGAATAGCAGTACAGGACGTTGTCTGCCCCAGCAGTATGGTCTCCTTTGGTATTGATGCTAAACAGTGCCGCTCCGTACATTGTCTTTGTGCCTGAGATAGTGAACACAGCTTTATTTGCTGAGTTGGTAACCGAGCCAGAGCTGGAGGCCGCTTCAACAAAGGCAGGCCGAGCTGCTTCATCATAAGCAGTACTCTCGGTAAATGTCGGTACGTCATAGGTCATACCTGCGTCTGGCGTGGTATCTGTTTCCACAAGCCCACAGTACCAGGTTGCTATCTGGGTAGTGCCATGGAACATCACATCAAGTATGCGGTTACGCCCCTCGGTTGTGACTATGTTATGGCTTTCTTCTTTCCAGATGAGCTTGCCTTTGCGGTAACACTCGGTAAGGAACTTACCGCTTAGTTTGCATCCGTCTTTAATATTTTCCACTTAATCCTCCCTTTATAAACCAAAAGACCAACTTGGGGGTTGGTCTTTGAAGGTCATTCCCTTTGATTATTTATTCAGTTTTTGTATTTAAGGTTATGGATTGGTCTTTCAGCCCCAGAGTAATCGCCCTCTGCTTTAATTCTGCTGCCGAACTGCGGTTAAGCAGGTTTACTGTGATAGTCCGGGCTGGTATTGTTCCTGTTCCGGCCCGTCCATAGAGATTGACAGTGAGTTTAATAAGCCCACTTATATAATTCAGGGAAATATCACCCAGCTTGAAACCATCAGTTACAGATTCAAAAAACTGGCAGATAGCATTGGCAGTAGCTCCGAGTGAAATGTCCTCCTGAACTATCAGGTTTAGCGTGCAAGTCATACTGGGGGCATCAGAAAGAGTTAGCCCATCAGAAAGAAGCAGGTTATAAATAGCTGCGCCTGAGTAAGAGGGACTATCCGAAAGAGATAAACCATCCTGAGCCAAGAGTGCTAATATGGCAGTTGTTAATGGAGTATCGGATAACTTAATTCCTGCCTGCACCAGCAATTGGTAAATCAGATTGGTAAGGGTGGTATCAGTAAGGGAAACGCCATCCATCGCTTGCAGGTCAAAAATTATTGAGCCTAATCCACTGTCTCCGGTAATCAGCCCATCAGCCAGTGTTACCTGAAAACTTACTTGCGTACTTGGTGTGTCTCCCGCAGTTACTCCATCGGCTACTGCTAAACTCAACAGGGCGGTACCTGAGGGCAAGTCAGAGAGATTTAAACCATCTATAAGGTTGGGGTTATGGATAGCCTGTGCTGCCGTTGTATCGGTTAAAGAAATACCGTCCGATAAGAGTAAGGAAATTAAGAAGCCAGCTGTTACTGTATCGGAAAGTTTTTGCCCGTCTGTGAGACTCAAGAAAATACTGATATTCCCCTGCGGTGTATCCCCCAGAATAACCCCATCCTGAGCAGAGACATTCAGGATTGCCTGAGTGCTTAAGATGTCACCCAAATTCAACCCGTCATTAACTTCTGTATTGGCTATTAGCTGAGTTCCTTGGGCATCTCCTAAGGTAATTCCATCAGAAAGAACGAGAGAAAGTTTTAAATAAGAGGCTAGGCTCTCACCCAAAGACAATCCGTCTGAGATTATGGGGTAAGAAACTCTGGTATTGCCCAAAGACTCACCCGATTTAAGCCCATCTGTTAGAGCTAAGTTTAAGGATAAACTCCCCTTATTATTATCTCCTATGCTTAATCCATCAGTGCAGGATAATTCATAGGTGTTACTGGTGGTTGCACCAGTGCCATATATAGAGATGGCATCATCTGCCATTAAGTTATACGTATTGGAACCAGAGCCAAAATAGTCGCTCGAAGAATAATAATAACCGTTGTAACCGGAAGTATCTACCTCTAATCGACCACTGCTATAATAGCAACCAAGTAAATCACCAATTACTACATCAATAGAGAGGCCTGTAAATGTTCGCTTTGCCCCAGAAGCTACTGACCCTATAGTTTCATAATCTCTGTCATCATAGCTTGTACCAGACCCTGAGAATGTACCTATTTTAAAATTAGAAAGATTTAGAGTTATAGCCCGTACTTCAATCGTATCTAATATTCCGGTATCATTGGCAGGGTTATTCAGGTCAACGGCGGTGTAAAGCGCCGATTGAGTTCCACCCCTATTTGTAGCACCAGGCCCAATATCAATTACAGCCATATCAAGCCTCCATTAGTTCTGTACCGGGCATTATCTCCTTTGAA